ACAAGAACAGATTCTTGTCGAAAGGGGTGATGTTGGCAACTTTATCAATTTACCGTATTTTGATTCAGAGCAAACTCTACGATATGCGATCATCCGAAGAGAGGGAACTTATGTCGAGGCATCGTTGTCGGAATTCATTGAAGAGATACAAAAGGTCAAGACCTTACCGAAGGACTTTTTAACTCTGCCTATAGGTGGACCTGTAGACCTTTTACCAAATTATATACCTTGCCTTAGAACTAAGTTAGCTATTGGTGTATTTGAGGGAGAAAGAAATAGAACTGCTTTTCAACTAGGTGTATTCCTACAAAGGCTTGATCCTGGTAATTGGAAAACAAAATTTGAAGAGCACAATGTAAGAGATTTTCATCCACCTTTATCTGCATCAGAAGTTGTAGCCATACAAAATACTTTAGAGAAAAAAGAATATCAGTACTTATGTAAATAAGAACCTATGGCCTCGCATTGTAATCAAGGTGTGTGTAGAACAATGAAGTTAGGTATTGGTGCCACATCGATGCCAAGCATAAGTGGGTTGTCTGTGATTTTATCAGAGCCAAGACTATGGTTCGTGGATATAGGTGGGCAAAGACTAGAAATAACTACAGAAGAATTGCAAGCACCACGACTCTTTCAACGAGCATGTATGGAGCAATTAAAGGTAATGCCACCTAAATTAAAAGATGCGGATTGGGAAGTGACTGTTAATGATTTAATGGAAAAATGTAATGAGATACAAGTTCCCGAAGAGTTGACATACAAAGGACAATTTATTTCTATTCTTGAGTCTTATTGTACAGGTCGAATACAAGCACAAACATTTGAAGAAATTATGTTAGGCAAACCTTATACAGAAGCAGAGGAAGCTAAAACTTATTTCAGATTAGATTCTCTTATGGATTTTATGAGACAGAAGAAGTTTGATTCTTACACGAGAGCACAAGTTCAAGAAAGATTAAAGGAAATGAACAACGAAGAAAGTTCTATAGTTAAAACATTTAAAACATCTTCTGGTAAATGGAAATCTGTAAGGGTTTGGTGGATCCCTGAGTTTGCTTCTGAGGTTGAAGTTAGTGAGATAGCTATAGAAAAAGAAGAGGCTCCTTTCTGATGGAAACAACAATATTCGGGCCACCAGGCACAGGTAAAACAACTAGTTTAATTAATTTAGTTAAAAACAAAATAGCAGACGGAATGGATCCTACCAAGATAGCTTTCATGTCTTTTAGTCGTAAGGCTGCAACAGAAGCAAAAGATAGGGCTACACTAGAATTAAGTTTAGATAAAGAACAAATGATTTATTTTAGAACCTTACATTCTTTGGCTTTTACATGGTTAGGCCTAGATGTTAAAAAAGTTTTTAAAGGATCAGACTATAATGAATTAGGTAATTTAGTAGGTTTAGAATTTAGAAGTAATCCAACAGTAGGTTTAGAAGATGGGCCTTTGTTTCAAATTGGGGCAGGTGGCGATAAATATATGTCAGTCATACAAATGGCTCGTGTTAGAGAAGTGACTTTAGAAGAACAATTTAATGATACTTGGGATCACACCTTGCATTGGCAACAATTAAAAAACTTAGCTAAAGCATATAGTGATTATAAAGAAGCAAAGAATAAACTAGATTTTGTTGATATGATAGAGAAGTTTATCGAAGAAGGTACAAGTCCAAAATTTGATTTACTTATAATAGATGAAGCACAAGACTTAGCTCCACTGCAATGGCGAATGGTTAAGGAAATTTTAGTTCCGAACTCCAAAGAAATTTATTATGCAGGAGATGATGACCAAGCCATATATACCTGGATGGGTGTAAAAGTTGATGATTTTTTAAATGCTTCTAAAAATAAATTAGTGTTAAATAAATCGTATCGTGTGCCGAGTGCCGTGCACGAGTTTTCACAAAACCTCATAAAAAAAGTCTCTATCAGACAATTAAAAGAATGGCAACCCACTAAAAAAGATGGCACTATAGAATGGCATCGAGATATACTTGATGTAGATCTAACTAGTGGCGAATGGTTGATACTTGCGAGAACTAATTATATCACAAATAAAATATGTACTCGTCTCAAAGAAGAAGGCTATCTCTATTGGAGAGAAGGCACTGGTTGGTCTATTTCCCCAAATGTACTTAACGGAATAGAGGTATGGCTTAAACTATGCAAAAACCAAAGCTTGTCTACATCAGAACTGAAGAATTTTGCGAAACTATTGAACCCGAATATTATCACGAAATCTGGGAGAAAAAGATTCTCTCATTTAGATCCCGAACAAACTTATACTCTAAAAGAAATTATAGAGAAATGCAATTTGACCGCATCACACGAGACTCCGTGGCAGAATGTGTTGAAAGTATCGGATCAAGAGACGGCCTATATAATGTCAGCGAGGAGACGAGGGGAGAGAATACTGACGGGGACTCCGAGGATTCGGATATCGACAATACACAAAGCCAAAGGTGGAGAGGCGGATAACGTAGCTCTACTTCTTGACTCCACTAAAGCCTGTGTAGAAAGCTTAGACCAAGATTCTGAGACAAGAATTTTTTATGTCGGAGCAACTCGTGCTAAACAATCATTACATTTAATAGAATCAACAACTAAGTATGGATTTAATACATGAAAAAAGATAGAGAATTTTTCTTACGAGAAGCAGAGAAACTTATCAATGGACAGAGAGCCAAGGAATATGGACCTGCTAAAAAGAATCATCAACGTATAGCTGATATATGGACTATATTGTTAGATAAAAAATTAAATGGTGCAATTACTCCAGAGGAAGTTGTGGCTTGTATGATTGGTGTTAAGGTAGCGAGACTTGCTGAAGACATATCAAAGGACGATTCGTGGACAGATGTTATTGGTTATGCGGCACTAGGTGGAGAAATTATTAATGACAAATCATGATCAATATCATTTTTTAGACCAAGACATAAAAGATATGTCTTGGGGAAACATAGATTCTGACTGGACTCCTCCTCAAACCTTTCCAGATTTATCTCAATACGAAACAGTTTCAATAGACTTAGAAACAAAAGATACAAATCTATTAACACTTGGTCCTGGTTGGACAAGAAAAGATGGGTATGTGATAGGTGTTGCAGTTGCAGCGGGAGAAAGCTCTTGGTATTTTCCTGTTGCACACAAATCTGGTAACATGTCAAAAAACATAGTTTATAAATGGCTACAAAAATTATGTAATGATGAAAAAATAACTAAAGTATTTCATAATGCTTTGTATGATTTAGGTTGGCTTAGAGCAGAAGGTATAGAGGTTAAAGGTAAAATAATAGATACCATGATTGCGGCACCTTTGCTGGATGAAAATAGAAAATGGTATAATCTTAATTCTCTTGCTCGTGACTATTTAGGTGAGTTTAAAGATGAAAAACTTTTAAAGTCAGCAGCGGATGAGTTTGGTGTTGATCCTAAATCTGGTATGTGGCAGTTGCCTCCTAGATATGTAGGTAAGTATGCCGAGCAAGATGCTTTGATAACTTTAAAACTTTGGGATAATCTTAGAAAGAAAATAACTCAAGAAGAATGTTCAAGTATCTTTGAGTTAGAGATAGATCTACTACCTGTACTTTTTGAAATGAAAACAAAAGGTGTTCGTGTTGATGTAGAGAAAGCAAATAAAACTAAAAAAGAACTAACTAAACTTGAGAAATCACTTATAGATGAAATAGTCAAGGAAACTGGAGTCACGGTTGAACCGTGGGTCGCCACATCTGTAGCAAAAGTCTTTGACGCTGTAGGACTTCCTTATTCTCGCACAGAGAAGTCTGGGGCACCCATGTTTACAAAACAATTTCTTGCGAATAATACTCATCCTATTGCACAAAAAATTATAAAAATTAGAGAAATAAACAAAGCTAATACAACTTTTGTTGATACAATCCTTGAGCATTCTCATAATGGTAGAATACATTGTGATTTTCACTCCTTACGATCAGATGGTGGTGGAACTGTTACTGGACGTTTTAGTTCAAGTAACCCCAATTTGCAACAGATTCCTGCACGAGATCCTGAGATTAAAAAATTAATTCGTGGTTTGTTTATCCCGGAGGAGGGCCACAAATGGGGTTCATTTGATTATGCATCACAAGAACCAAGATGGCTAGTGCATTATTGTGCTACCTTGACGGGTGTTGATAAACATCCTCAAATAGATGACGTTGTTAAGATGTATCATGAAGGTAATGCTGACTTTCATCAGATGGTTGCAGATATGGCCAACATACCAAGAAAGCAAGCTAAGACAGTTAATCTTGGTATTATGTATGGAATGGGTAAAGCAAAACTTGCTAATGTTATGGATATAGAAATAGAAGAAGCAGAAAAATTATTGAATACATATAATCAGAAAGTACCTTTTTTGAGATCTTTATCCGAAAAAGCCATGGATCGTGCAGCGAGCACTGGTGTTATACGAACTTGGTTAGGACGTAAATGTAGATTTGATATGTACGAGCCTGTGTCTTATGGTTTCAATAAAGCATTACCAATGAAAGAAGCTATCAAAGAATATGGAGAGAAAGGTCGAGTGAGAAGAGCCTTTACATATAAGGCCTTGAATAGATTGATCCAAGGTTCAAGTGCTGATCAAACAAAGAAAGCTATGGTCGAGTGCTATAAGGAAGGGCTGTGTCCTGTGTTGACCGTACATGACGAACTTTGTTTTAACATAGAAAACCAAAAACAAGCAGACAAAATTGTTGAGATAATGTCTACTTGTATTCCTGGTTTAAAAGTGCCTTTTGATGTAGATATGGCTCTGTGTGATAATTGGGGCGAAGTTGATTAAAGACCAGATTTTACAAACAAATCTAATTCAGACATTTGATCTTCTTCTGGTTTTTCATTTTTAAAAACATCATAGGCATGAGACGTAATATTTGATCTGTCTATACCTATGTCTTTTAATGTTGCATCGTCCAAGCTATTTAATGCACTTACAGTTCTCGCTATTTTGAATTTATAAAACCAGTTTGATAACATTTATTTCTCCTTTTCTATTATTAGTTATACATTTTTTCTAAAAGATAGAGAACCGAGCAAAAGTGAAAGACATTCTTTCCAAAAAAGCATAAATTAACGCTAGGATATTAAATTTAAATGTAGAAAAACAAAGCCTATTCTAGCTAGGAATCATACCAAGGACTCTTGTTTCGTTGATTCTGAGGCATCTGAGAGCCTTATTTTTTGAGGGATTGCATAATTTCGGTGCGTTTTTGGCCAGATAAACGTGACCAGGTAGAAATTTGCTCTAAGGTTCGAAAACAGCCAATACAAATATTATTTTCTATTTTGCACACGTTTAGGCACGGGCTTACAATAGGCTGTGATCTTTCTTTTCTCGTCATTGGGGTATGGAATCTCTGGTTGTTCGTTTAATCTTCTGGCAAAATACAGGCAGTCGTTGACATTTTCAAATGTCTGGTCTTGATTAATAATTAACGTGCCTATCATATAGACTAAAGCAAACTCTATCATTCATCTTTGGTTTTCCAAAAGTATTCGTCTGTGTCACCAAGTCTGAATCTCTGACCATTCTCGACTTGATACTCTATTGTACTCACTTTGAAGTCTGGTTGCAATGGCTCTTGAGGTGTTAATGAATTATCATAAACTCTCATTCTGTTGTTTGGGTATAAACAGAATTGTCCGTTCTTTAGTTCAAGTAAATTAAATGATTTGTGTTCGGCTGGTGTTTCACTTGTAGCGTAATCAACTACGTCTGGATCTTGATGATAGTTGTCAATCGTACAAATATAAGAACCCGTCAATGGACCGTGATCCCTGGTCAGTATTTCAAAATCCATTGACCCTATGAATTGTTTGTGAATAGACACCACGCCATAATCCATACAATTCCAAAACTGAAGATTGTAAAGATCCAAATCTGGGGTCGGGGTATCGGGGCGTGATACGAATGCAGAAATAGGTAGTTTGTCATACAAAGCACCATAATCAGGAAGGTAAGTTTCAAAGTAAAATGCTCTGCCAGGAATAGATTTTGCAGTAACCCAGACACCTTTTACAAATTCCCCGTGTCCATCTTGATGATCCCTTAAATATTCTCGTCTAACCCAAACGTCTACAGAAGGTAAATTGCAAATCAATGTTGCCATTATGATTTAGGGTTCTTTTTTTTAGCATTTTTAGTTCTTGCATATGATCTGTTTTTTGATGCGGAAACAACTTTTAACTTACTTTTTTTATTTAAAGCATTGCCACCAACGTGATGCACATCTTTACCATCACCTTTGCATACCTTACCTTTACGCATCATAATCCTACGAGCTAAATTTCTATTAGCTCGTTTCTTTCTGCGAGACTTAGGTTCTATCGCATACTCTCTTTGATAATCACGTTCATAACCCATTAGTGCATTGTCTCATCTGTTAAGTCACTAACATTTAATAAACGCTCTGACATATAACTATCTTGATATTCTCCATAAAAACTATGGTTTCTCATGTGTGTTTCTTTTACTATTTTTCCATCTTTTATTTTAAGAACAATAAATTGTTGCATGATAATTTTATCATCATCTTCTTTTTCTATTGCTGTTTTAAATGGGCCTTCTTTCATTATACAATCCCCTTTGTATATCCATTTGCTCTAGTATATGTTAGCACATCTTTTCTGTTTGCGATATCATTGACATACGACACATGTACCCATCCAGAGTTTGGTTCTATACCATCCCAACATTCTAATATAAGTTGATCAAAGTTTAAATTGTTCTCGATATATTTTGCAAGGTCGTAATTACTCACACCAAATATTTCTATATCTGCTGCTTCTCCATCACAATGTTGTGAGGTTGGTTTTGATCCTATGGCTTCACACAATGCAGGACTACGATACCCAGAGTTAATCATAACTGGCTTACCAAAAGCTGATCTAACTCTTTCTAATATATTGTGGCATAAAGATTCTAACGCTATAACGTGAATCTCATTAGGATTATTTTCTATACCTTTCCTTTCGGCTGTCTGTGATTTAGTAAATTCTATTAGTGAAAAATTGTTTGATAGTTTCATCCTATATTCCTTTGTCTCTCTGCAATGATTCGATCATTGGGGTTTAGTAGTGTAGCTAATCTAGTATTAATATCTCTTGCCACAGGAGATACTTGACCAGTTTTAACCACAGGAGTTGTAGGAACATCTGTTACCACAGGTTCATTATTAGCATTATTAAGTACTTCACTCAAATCAAAATCAACTTCTTCAACTTCTTCCGTTTCGATAGGCATACCATCAAATTGATAATACAGCGATTCCAATTCTTCTATTGGTATTTCGTGCTCTTTTTCTTCAGCCGTTAAAAAAGATTTATCACTAGGAAAAAAAGGAACATAAGTGTTGCTTATAATAGAACCAATTTCTGTATTACCTACATTTTCTTTTTTCCATCTTTCAATAATTTGATCTTCAGTAGCTCCCAAAGCTTGTAAGGCTAAAAAATCTTTTCTTCCTGCTCTGAAACTTCTGAGTCGTGCATCATTCGCATCTTTCCATGCTTGTATAATATCTTCTTTAGTAACAACAGATCTATTAATAATTCTATTATATTGACCAGCAGCCGAAGATCTGTTTTCTTTAAATTCATTTGCTTTAAATCTACCTAATCTATCCCAATCATAGGTTTGCGTATTTATCCCTATTATAGCTCGTAAAATTTCACCACCTCGACCATACTGCCTACCTGTACTAGGTTCTTTTGAACCAGGAGAAATTGTGCCTCGGAGGAATCTACCTAGTTCATAATCTTCAAACTTAGATCCTATTGGTACACGAAAAGGTGAAGCTCCTGGAGTCAAGCCCTCTAGTAAATGGACAAATGCTTTTTCCACTTTATCTCCTTGAGTGTCCCCACCCTCTCCCGTTCTATATACTTTGGATCCAGTTTTTGTCACTCCTCCTCTTCCAAGAGGAAAACCTTGAGGTAAAATATCTAGTAGTTTTTCTGTTATTATGGATTCATCAGTGAATGGAGCAAATAGTTCTCCAAAACTTTCCCAAGAAGCGTTAACTAATTGAGCACCTACACCTTTTTCTAATTTACCGTCTCTATCTAAACTTCTAAGTGTTGCTGTAAAAGGTTTAATCAAAACACCATAAGGATTTGTATAACTAAAGTCATACACCTCTAAATGCCCATTCTTGTCTCTGCCTACAGGCACTAAGGTTGAGTTTTTTTGCCAAGGTGCTGATAAATCTTGAACAGCTTGCATTTCTTTTTCTGAAGTTCCTGTCAAGCTCATACCCATTTCTCTAATAGCCATAGGTAAGGCGACAAAGGTAGTTAAAGCACCCATCAATCTTCTCATACCTATTTCTCTGATTTCTGGAACTTCACTACTTAATTCTTTTACTGCTGATTCTAAAGTATTAAAGCCTGTTCTCATTATCTCAGCAGGAAACGAGACGAAGTTACCAATAGGTAGTTTTCTAAAAGCTTTTATAGTTTCAGAAGTTAAGTCATAGTTAGGTACTAAATTTCTTACATTGTCTCCAGCATAATCTTCCATAGATTTGCCTTGTAAAAAATTTTCATCAAATTGTTTTGCAAAAAGTTTTGCTTCATCTGAAGTTTTAGCTCTGGATATAGCTTTGGCTCTAGCTGTTCTTAATTTGTTTAACTCAAATTCATAATTATAAATTTTCCATATGTCATCCTCACCTTTATACGCATCTTCCATAAATTTTAAGGCTTTGTTGGTTTTTTTACCTATTCCAGAGGTAAAATTAAAAACCATATTTTTTTCAGATAGTTTATCCATCATGATTGGATCAGGATTATTACCATATAGTTCTCTTGCAGGTCTTTCTGTAAGACTCTCGGCTTCTCTTCTGACAATAGGAGTTTCATAGCCTACTCCTTTACGCAAGTTTGCTTGCAATTCTCTTAATTCTGCCTGACTACCAATAACACCCATTTTCTGAAGCTTGGCTAAATATGCAAGTCCTCCATCATCTCCTCTATTAACAACATCTAAAGCTACTAATCTTACAGACTCTAAAAGATTTGCACCACGACCTATGTTTCCTTGTGCCATTGCAAATGCTGCGGCTGAAGTT